ACATTTGAACTTGCCGGCACCTTTGTCAAATCCGATAATCACTGTAGCTGTCATTTTTTCCCTTTGTTTAATCATTTAATGGAACCATTATACCATAGTAATTCGCTGTTGTACATAGGCCCCAGCGAAATATTTCGAAAATATATTGTCCAATAGAATCATAGACTTACACGGGTGGTATTGGATCTGGGCTGATTCCATCCTGTGAAATAAACGTAAAAAAGGCCTCATTGCGAGGCCCTTTGGTCCGGATATCCGTGGTGGATACCGGTTGTGTGGCGTTGATTACTTATTCATTACGTACATTGTAACTTCAAAGCCAAAACGCATTTCAGTAGCTGCTGGTGTTGTCCACATGGTTGTATCTCCTTAGTTTGATTTAAATTGTACTTCTACTACTTCCTAAGTCAGATCACTAGAGACATTGCTGAGATCTAGCTTGAGACATGATTTATCTATACTGCGGCTTTCTGTTTGTTACTAGTTAAAACCATTAATACTGTATAGTCCTGAGACTATATTGTTCAAGGCCCTTAAAAACTCGTGCCTCACCTTCTACCACTTTTTACCACTTTCTACCACTATTTGTCCCATGCCTGTTGGAAATGTTTGATTCTTATACCATAATAGAGTGTTGCTACCTCTTGGATATCATTGTCTATGAGTTCTAATGTCCTTTTGTTAATGTCCATTAGGATCCTTTTACCAATGACTGAGATTGCTTTATCGTAGTCTTGTTGTTCGTAGATCAATATTCTGTCTTCCTGATATTCTTTACCCAATCTTGTTGTGCTTCATGGGTAGCGAGGCGATCTTCACTAGTAACGATCTTATTCCTTGCATGTAGGTCTGCATTCACATACTCATGGAGTTCGTCTGCTATCTTCCTAAGCCTGGTATTAATATCGTTGTCGGGTGGGAGGGTGGAGGCAATGGCGTGGAGGTCGATGACCGCTTGTTGTAGGTTCTTCATAGTGCGAGTACTCCAACGTGGACGCCATCGTTCTGGACAAGGACTTTATTCGAGATGTCTGCATATACCTTACTCGTAAGAGTCGTCATACCTTGTTTGCCTCGTGATAGCTTATAGGTCGTACCATCCCGGGTGGTACACTCGAGGTAGTCATCCCTATCCTCTGTCCTATCAATGATGTGTGATAGTTCCCAGCTCTCTTCATCACTACTGGACAATACTTTCGTGAAGGCATTATAGTCCTTCGTCCATTCGATGATCACCCATCGTTGTGGTGTCTTTATCATTACCAACCTCCTGAATCTGCATGTTGAAGGAGGTATTCATACACCTCCCAAGGATTATTAACAAATACATCACCTGGCTTACTCATATCCCAATGTTTATTAGGACTGTGCCACCACTTCTCGGCCAACTTATCATTGCTTGCTAGCATGGATGTGAGGAGTACATCACATCTCACCTTTATATCTTCATTCGACATCATTTGACTTCTTGCCATTCATCATCATCCCTAAAATCTTCTACATCCGGCTCAAAGGGTAGTACATACCAATCGTCTTCTTGTAGGACATACTCACCGTTTTCTCGTTTCTTATTATCCTCTACGCGTTTAACACTATCACGTACGAGTTTCTTTGTATCTGCTATGCCTTCTGGTGTCAGCTTATATTCTGTGGCCACCTTTGAGAGTTTCTCACGTGTGATGACCGATACGTCCCTATGGGAGTTCGAGCATGCCTGAGAGCAGAAAGGCCCACGTTTTCTGTGGACCTTACTACATTCAGGACATGATTTTTCTCGATATACTCCGGGCAATTACGCCTCTTTTGCTAGCTTACTGAAGTATGAGAGCGTGTCGTCATCTTCGTCGTCACCAGCCACTGCAGGAGTAAACGCACTCGTTGCTGACTTTCCAACTGTTGGTGCCGCACGTGTCTCATCAAGTTCAACGTGCTCTGCTGTAGTGCGTGGTGCGGATCCACCGAGCACTCGTTCGAGCTTTGCTTTGAGTTCATCATAGGACTTGTATGTCTTAGGATCTGTAAACTCCTTGAGTGAGTAACACTTGTTGTAGATTGATTCGAGTTCACCTTCATCTCCGTTTGCCACTGGTGTGGGTTTATCAAACTCAGACTTATCATAGTTACGATAGCCTTCTACGTTGCGGATCTTCAACTTAAAGTTAGCACCTTCCCATAGATCGAACGGATTCACAGGAGATTCATCTTGGAATTGAGGTTGCATGACGTCCATCATCTTGTCATAGATCTTCTTACCATATTGGAATAGGAAAACCTTGCCTTCGTTTTCAGGGTGTGCAGGATCTGATACGACAAGGATGTTCGATACGTAGTGAAGACGACGCTTCTGCTTACGTGCGATGTCTTTATCAGATTCCAAACCTGAATTCCAAAGTTTAGAATTCAATTCAGATACTGGATCTTGACCGCCGATTGATGTGAGAGACTTCTCGATGTACCAACCACCAGGACCTTGAAAGCCATGGTCCCAATATCGGGCCCAAGGATAATCATCACCTTGTGGTGCAGGTAAGAAACGAATGACAGCGAAGCCGTTACCAGCTTTGTCTACTTCGGGTTTCCACATGCGATTGTCTTCGTAGGATTGTTGTTGCTGACCACCGCCGACTTTTTCTGCGGCTGCAACTAGTTTGTTGATCTCGCTTGCACGAGACGCTTTGAGGTTTGCTAATGACATAATTTATGTTCCTTTATATAGCAGAGTTTAACATTGTATGGAATAACTATTATACCACATTTGTGCTCTCTTGTAAACAGTCTTTGAGCGCATCTTTGATAGCTTCGTTATTCACCGTAATAAACGGGTTATACTTACGTATCTTCAATGAGAGGTCAGGCCACATGATGGGATCTGATATCTCTTTGTCGAACTTGGGCATAAACCCGATATATCGATTAAGGACAGTGAAAGTCTCCAGTGGTATCTCGCCTTGAAGTAATATCTTGACGAGTAATGGATGTTGTCCATTGTCTACCATAAACAGACTCTTAAAGTCATTGTTCGATATAATCTTATCTATATCAGTTTTAAACCGATATGTGAAGGATTCCATGAGACCTTTATATGCTCTATAAGTCTCATCTGAACCTTCTTCATTTAAGTTGCCTATCCACTTTGTACCGTGGTGGGCGAAATTACATCCATAAAAAAACTTCAGCTCGCTAAGCGGGTATTTTCGTACCAACTTAGCGAAGAAGTGTTTATCACGTCGTGCGAAGAATGATTTAGGCGTGACGCTTGTCTTGCCATTATATTTGAAATAGTCATATGTCTTCGACTCGAAGTGTAGCTTGCATGCTACATAAATCTTATAGGCGTCGTATGGATCACTCGAACGTAAGTTCATTCTTCTTCTTTAAATAACCAAGATTCATCCCCTCGGCTTCTAACTTTGCCTTGATGGGATTACTCAATAATTTTGCAATGTCTTCTGGATCTATCTGTCTGTCTTTACAAACATCTAAGATAGTATCGAGATAATTAGATCTTTTCTCAACCACTAATCGTTCTATAAGCTCGCTAAACGATTTTTTGGTGTACATGCCTTCGGGTTGCTCTGACATTTTTCATTCACTTTATAATATATGTGGCTACCGATAGAGGTTATCTTCTCTAACGAGTGCCAACCTGGGTTAACGTAATGCGCATGATAAAACGTTGCGCCCTGTGTGACGTCTACCTTGTTTTGATAGTACATCGTCAGTGCCTTCTTCACAGATGTCAATGATTCTTGCCATCCTGCTGCTTCATAGTTGGGTATTGCACCCATCAATTTCTTATCACATGTCCATGAGAATTGGCATGTGGTCTTTTGTGTCTCTTGATTCTTGTTCTTTTGATATACGATTTCGCATGTATCTTTTGGGAACTTAGGATCTTTCAAGCGATTTAGTACTACGTGTGTTACGGCGATCTGAGACATCTGTGAATCGCCTTTCGCTTCATAATATGCATTTCTTGTTAAACAATATACATCTTGCTCATTTAGTGGTATCGGATTAATCGTTGCCGATAGCCACGTTGTGATCGCGACTAATATATCTGTCATTTATTTACCTTTAAGATTATCGTATCTTCGTTGATCCGTCCATTCGGTTCTTTAGGTTTCGTTGTGAGCGAAGCAAAAGATTTGGTTGCTTTCGTTTTTGAAGACGACAGCACCTCTGATAACATTTCTTCAGGTTTTCGCAGTGTGCGAGATTGGGATTCTGTAGTGTTGAACTTAGTAAGGGAAGTGCCCTTAATTTCAAACCCAAGACCTGACTCAGCGATAAATCGTGTAAGTGTTTTGTACTTAACATTGTAAGTCCATAACTCTGTAGCACCAATTATCAGAGACGGATTGATCGAAACTAGTTTATGCTCGGGCGACTCCTTTAAGTATTTGAGTTTCGAGATTTGTTTCTCGACCGATACGGGTTTTTTTGTACGGGTTTTGCGAACCGTTTTAGTGTTAGTCCCAAAGCGCTGAGCGTCCGCAATAATACCCTCGAACCATGCTATAAATTCTTTCTTACGTTTTGGCGTCAGATGAGAATAACCCTCCACTAACTGAGGATCTATCTTATCTATACTCCCCTGCATCTCGTCTCGATGCTTTTCCGCCCACGATATGACAAACCTTGCGCCCTGAGCAGGTAAAATAGCTGCTTTCATAGCTTCATACACGTCAATGGTCGGTGATTTACCTCTGATCCACTCATCGAGCATGTCCTCGAGATCGCCTAACACAGTCTCATTGACTTTGTGTTTGATCCGATCTTGTATGTTGATGACTGGTGCTTTAGCAGCTTTTACTTCTTCTTTAAGATCTTCTTCGACTTTATTTTTACCGAGTCGAAGCATGTCATCGATGTATCTTTTTATCTTGAGAAGTTCATCATCGCGAAGATCAAGACCACGGCTACGCATCCGCAAAAGACTTCCAAGTGTGTTTGTACAAGCCCAATCAGGCGATACGCGTAGTAAGTCAAGTGACTCTTTATCGAACTGTAAGTCGTCTTTAGCATATTTGATTACGTCCTTTTTGAAATGTGATGCCCAATTAAAATAATTATAAAAGTGAAAAGCTTTAGCCATCTGCACGACACGGTCAGAGTCATCTTTGAATACCACACCAGTAAACGATGGTTCGGGACCAGTATACTTCTCGTCCAACGACAATGAATTGGTTACACGTTTCTTTGGTGGTTTAAATGTCTTACCGTTAATCTTGACAGTGGCCATAGAAATCCTCTCACATTAATAATTATTATTATACACCAACGAGATACTATTGTACATGCTTAACGTCAGCAATAGTGAATGATCTCCAACCTTGTTTATCTGTGTCGAATACTGCAAGTGTGTTATCATTTCGTGCAGTAGTACTAGAATTTTTTGGTCGATGCTCTGTTGGAATACTTGATTCGTTCAGCGTACAATTCATCGTACGCTCTGTGCCATCCTTCTTTGTAAAGATGACAGTGATGATTTGATTTTGTGCTAGTTCTTTAATCTGCTCGCGTGTGTACTGTGTCATGTTCTTTCCTAAAATAGATTGTACCGGTATCATTGATAGTAACGGTAAACTTGTCACCTTCTTTGACTTGAATACTTTTTGCTGTTAACTCATTATCCATTTGAATGGATCCATCAGGTAATAGATGAAAGTTGTAGTCGACGAATAACATGTGATTCTCCAAAGGGTAAAAGCCGCTTACTCTATGCGGCAACCTATTTAGCCAGACTCTCCCGAGTGTGGTGGTTAGAAGTTAGAAATTAGACTTAGTGATTAGTCTAACGTGTTACGCATTGATCCGAGACCGAACTCGCTGCGCAACGAATGTACATCTTCGTATGACACTGAGTCATCGAATCCACCAGTACCGATATCGCTATCTTCTTTAGCAGACTTAGTAACTTTTGTCACCACTGCTTTTGGTGCTTTCTGTGGTGTAGTATTTACACGACCAACAGAAGCTTTAGTTGATTTGATCTTAGGTTGATTTGACTTGATAATACTTGCTGCAGTCGCTTCAGGTGTACCTTTGATCAATGCACCCTTCGTAGGCATTTTATATACGCCTTTCGACACTTTGTTAGTGAAGAAGTAGAAAGGATAGTCATTACCATTACGAGGATTTAGACCAAGTTGACGCATAACTTTTACTGCGTCCTTCCACAAGAATGTGGAACCAGACTTTACTTGAGGGAATTCTGAATAGAATTTATCCTCGAACTTTTTTACAAATGCTGCGTCATAGACGCGTGCTTTACGACCCATAATAAATTACTCCATATCAATATTAAATTTAAACCCGTTGCCAACTGCAGAGAATTCTGTACGTTGACATATACCATTATACCCTATTTTTCTTGCTTTGTACATAGGGCCCCCTAAAAATACTTTTTCTCGCTCAGGGATAGCGATGCCCACAACATCAGCAATAAACCAAGTATCGCGAGCGCAATCTGGTACCATATGTCCGATGGATCACCATGTTCCATGCCACCTACAGCACCAAATACTAAAAAGAAACCGACGATAAATCTGATCATTAGTATATCACTCCAGTCCATGTCAAATTAAATTCACCTTCACATACATTACCACGAGCAAAGTTAGTTGCTGGTGCTCTCCAACTTGCTGCTTTGAGTATATCACCAACTTTGAAACCTTTCGTTGGTTTAGCAACTACGAAGAACTTAACACTACCATCTGCAGCTACTTTTACATAGTTGCGACCTTTTTCAACTCGTGTGGTGTCAATGAATTTTGCTACTTGTTCACGAGCAAATTCTTTACGACTAGGATTGTCGTCTGCACGGTCTTTATACAAGTTGATGTATGATTGTTGCATAACTTCAACTGCTTTTGCTACACCTTCGTCTAATGTATACTTTGTCATAATATATGTCCTTTTTTCATTTGATGTAACCATTATACCCTATTTCCCGCTATTTGTACATAGGCCCCCCCCTAAAAATAATTCGCTATTTTTACCTGGTGAAACGCATAAAAAAAGCCAATTAAATCATTGGCTTACACGGACGGGATTGGACTTGGGAGACAGGCCCCTGGCCCCCTAAATTTTATGAATACTGTCTAATTTTGCTCTAAATTGCTTAACTTTCAATGTACGATCTGGCCAATGGATGTATGCTTTCTCAGGATTCTGTTCTAAGTTCTTAAGAAGTGGTTCTATCGTTGCACGTAATGAGTTTAGTTTCGTACGAAGTGCTTCAGCTTCAGTTGATGATGCTTCTACTTGTGCTGTGACTGTCTGTACCGCCTCAAGTTCTTCTTCGTCGACTGCTGTGAATCCAAAGTCAAAGTCAATTTCTTGTATCTGATTCTTTGATGGTGTTGCGCTCATAGTAAATCCTTTAATTGTGTGCCTTCTATTGTATTATGCACTGTTATGTTGTATGTCTTATATGGTTGCCACTTCTCTCGCCAATGTATGTATAAGTCGTGTTCAGCACGATCTCTCATCACGATAGCATCTGTCTTAGTTTCTTGTGTATCTGCCCAGATCGAATCACACCCCCACAAGTGTATCTCATCATATCCATTATCCAAAGCCCATTGAGTGGCGATATGACCTGCGCTTGTATACTTTTCAAGGTATGGTACTTTCCAAAGTACTTCGAACTCATGTTCTATGTCTTTGTGCTTTATACCATTCATCGCATATACTGAAGTGATGATTGGTTTACCTTGAAAAACCTGTCTATTGCCAAGATATATGTGAAACGGTCTAACATCTAATATAACTGAAACATCTACAGGATGCTGCTGAAAATTACAACCTATGACGTATCCTTCCTGAGGTTCATATAATTTAATTGATGGACCATTGCCTAATATATGCGCTTTCATATGCCTTTATTTATAAATAACACCAGATCCTATAACAACACAACAATAAAATGGATCACTAATGGAATTCTTCAAATTAGTAGCTGAATTGGGTTTCCCAATAGCTGCAGCAATTGCAGCTGGGTATTTTGTCTTTCTTACATTAAAATTTATTTTAGCAGGAGTTACATCATCTGTAAAAAGTATGATGGGGATAATTACTGCTCTCGATAAACGTGTCGCAGCCATGAACCACGATGTCATACGTATTGACACGAAAGTTTCACACGCGCTCGGCATACCACCAGATTTGGATCGTATTGCTCGCGCAGAGCAGTCAGATGCCAGACGGGATTAATCATGCTTTCTGACACTTTAAAGTGGTGACTATTTTTTTAGTTAATATAAGGACTTAAAATGGAACAAGTAAAAGCTTTAGTAACACTAGTTGTCGAAAAATTAAAAAATAAAGACGTATTAGTTGCTCTTGTTGTTGGACTTGTAGTAGGTTGGTTAGTCCTCTAGCATGGATCATTTCATATTTGCTACTTATATAATAGCTCTTATAGCTGTAGCTGTAGCCCTTTATGCACTTTACGAGATAGAGTGCATAAAGGAGAATATGAAAAAATCTAATAAAAAACAACCACAGAAAAAACCTCCAATAACTGTAGCTAGAGGAAAAGGACATTGGGATTAAATGGATATCGTAGAATTAGTTAATAAGTACGGGTTCCCTATCGTAGCAGCAGGTGGATTAGGATATTTTGTGTATTATGTTTGGAAATGGGTAACAGAAGAAATTAAACCAGTAACGGGTGAGGCAAGTAAAGTTTTAGTTGAATTGATTGACCGAATCCGTATGTTAGACAATGACTTAATTAGACTCAATCAAAAAGTAAACGTGGTGCTATCACTGCGGGATGAAAAAGAGAAAAATGTTAAAGAAAAGTCTAGCAGCAAGTCTCCTAATTTGCCTAACGGTTAACGTTAATGCAGCAGAACTTATTTTTCAATTCAACTCTCCAGCATTTAATGGACAGGGTTATTCTAATCACGTCTTAACAATTGAGCAAGTAGAACAAGCTCGAAAGCAAAAATTAAAAGACGAACAAAAAGCTGCAATAGATGCTGAAAAGCGCGCGGCTAGTAATACAAATCTATCAAAGTTCCTCAACAACGTTGAGTCGAGAATCTATGCCCAACTCTCAAAGCAATTAGCAGATGAAATGTTTACCGATGGTGGTGCAACACAGGGTTCAATGGATTTTCAGGGTACAAACATTTCATGGGTAAGAAGCGGATCTGAAGTAACACTGACTATCATTGAAGCAAATGGTAGTAGAACAGATCTCACAGTGCCAGTTGCACAATTCGGATTCTAATATGAAAAAAATATTAGTCCTTATAACAATAGCTATTATATTGAGCGGATGTGCTGGTACTCGCATGAATATGGTCAAAGAAGAACCAATAAAACTTGAAGCACGTAAGTCATTAAGTGAAAGATTGCCTGAACTCGAAGGACCTCCAATTACAGTTGCTGTTTATGGATTCCAAGATAAAACTGGCCAGAAAAAACCGAGTGATAAGTTAGCTTTATTCTCATCAGCTGTAACACAAGGCGGTGAAACATTTTTAATCAAAGCTCTTCAAGACAGTAAGAATTGGTTTAGAGTTGTTGAACGTGTTAGTCTCGATAACTTAGTTAAAGAAAGACAACTGATTCGCAATCAACGTGAAGTTTATGAAGGTAAGAATGCTACTCCATTAAAACCAATGACAGTAGCTGGTATCATGATTGAAGGCGGTATCATTGGTTATGATAGTAATATAAGATCAGGTGGAGCTGGTGCAAGGTTTTTAGGCATCGGCGCAAGTGAACAATATCGTGTAGATGAAGTTGTAATATCTTTGCGTGTTGTAAGTATAAATTCTGGAGAAATTCTATTAAGCACTGCAGTATCCAAAACAATTTATAGTATAGCACAAAACGTTGGTGTATTCAAGTTTATAGACGAAGGAACAAAGTCGTTAGAGCTAGAAACTGGTAATGCACTGAACGAGCCAACTACTTACGCAGTAAGAGTTGGTATTGAGCAAGCTGTATATGAAATGATCATAGACGGAGAACGTAAGGGTATCTGGAAATTTAAACAAAAATAAAGTAGAGGGTAAAAATGAAAATTAAGGCACTAGTTCTTATAATGACAGTGACTTGGTTGAATGTTGTATATGCTAACGATGTTTATGTTGAGCAAGTAGGTAGTAGTAGTGATGTAACTATTACACAACAAGGTACCGGTAACGAAGCTGGTAACAACGTTGATTCTTTGTATATTGGGTCAGGTAGCAATACTGTGACTATTGATCAAATTGGAGATAATAATACACTTGGAATGATAGTGAATGGTTCATCAACTGATGTAACTGTAGCGACGACCGGAAGTAGTAACATACAACGCATCGATTGTGGCACGATTGTATCTGCATCATGCGCCGGATCTGTCATAACACAAACTATAACAGGTGATAGCAATACTATTACTCAAGATTTGGGTGGTGGAGCCAATCACACAAGCAATATAACTGTTGTAGGTGATACTAACACCATCACACATACGAGTACAGCAACAGGTACTACTAGTATGAATGCAACTGTGACTGGTAATTTGAACGCTGTAAGTGTAACACAATCTGGTATGACTACACAAAATGTTAATATTAATTCAACTGGTAATAGCAACTCTATTACTGTCAATCAATCAAACTAGTCTTGCTGCTGTAGGAAAAGTTACAGAGCAAACTGGTCCGACTGAGATTGTCAGGAATAAAAAGTCAATACCAAGTTCTGTAAATATTGGTGTCGAAATGAATGACACTGTAGTTACAGCAAAGGCAAAAGCCAAATTAACCTTTGAGGATAACACGACAGTCAATATCACCGAGCAATCAAAACTCGTGATAGATGACTTCGTGTATGATCCTAATAAAGGTGGTGGCAAGCTCGCGATGAAGGTTATATCGGGTACAGCTCGTTATACATCCGGACAAATCGCAAAACAATCCCCACAAAATGTAGCGATCAATACGCCTACAGCAACTGTTGCTGTGCGTGGCACCGACTTCTCCATGACAGTAGATGAGTTAGGTAGATCGTTGATCATGTTGTTGCCATCGTGTGATGAGCATAGAAAGAAATGTGTAACTGGTGCCATATCTGTTAAGAATGATGCTGGTGAAGTATTCATGAATGAACCATATCAAACAACATTAGTCGTATCATTAAATACACCACCGTCATCTCCAGTAATAGTTACTATTGATCAAGCAAATATCAATAATATGCTAATCATAGTTCCTCCAAAAGAAATTAAAGAATCACAAACAGAATCTAAGAATGCTTTGGATAAAAACTTTTTAGATGTAGATCTATTAAGATTTGCATTGCTTGATCAAAATCAATTGGAACAGTTTAGAGAATTAGATATGAACTTACTTGATATAGACATGTTGATGAATATACTTGATGCAGAGAATGCTGCGCTATTAGCAAGTCAGGATGTATTATCGACAGAAAGTAAATTACTTCCAAACTATAACGCGGCATCTGGTGGAAAATACTTTTTCAACGACGATCAAAGTAAGATTACTTTTTGCAAATATGGCGGAAGTCATACAGCATGTGTTATAGCAAGTGTCAATGAAAATAAAACATTGTCATTTAATCAAGATGGATCTCCATTGATTCAAAACATTAATAAAGGTGGTGATTCTAATGTCACCATTATACAACGATGAAAAAGTTGTTAATAGTACTATCGTTGTTTTTATGTTTTTCTGTAAATAGTCAAGATGTTGAGGCAAATAATGCTATCAAAATGGGCTATAACTTTGTAACAGTCAGTCAGACAGTTGTATTCAACAGCGCTATGCAAGCTGGTGGAACATTTACACTGTCTACTCAAGCTATGGATGGTGGTGGTCGTGCACCTGGTGATCCATTTACTATAAAAATGGTTTTCTATAATAGTAGTAATGCTATTGTAAATACAGCACAATTATCCAATACTCTAGTCTACGGAGCCACAACCCCTACAACATATACAACGACAACTACCAATTGCGGTGGAAGTTGTGCCACAGTTGCGTATGTTAAGGTAGAGTTCTATGGTAAAGACGGTGGTTATTGGGCTGGCAATTATGGACCACATATTATTAACCCGTCATTGAGTTTTAACGGAGGTCCTAATATTTTATACAATCCACAGTTTGGAATATACGGTACTAACGGATTTGCACAAGGTTGGACAAGTAGTAATGGATGGCAAAACTGTCAACTATATTCTGGCGCCCAAACCTGTGTGATAAACAATAATGCGCCAGTAAACGGTGGAAATTATTCAGCAACAGGTGGAACTTCGACAGGCACACCGGGTGGTTACGTAGCCGCTCCTCCACCAGTCGTAGTCACAATTACAACTGAACAACAGAATAAGATAAATGCTGCACGCGCAAGACAAACATATAAGAATGAAGTCAACATCGATCAGATAGGTAATTA